CCCACAACGGCCCCTAGTGCCACTAGTTAATGCACGTGGCAATCCCATTAGATGTAACTATGAAGGAATGTATCCCCAAGGATACTACAATGTCGATTACGTAATTGGCCCCGAAGCTCGCGCTGCTTTTAGAAACGATTATCAATACCTTGGAGACAATTTACGTTTCACAGCGAGCCGTCCTGCACACGGTCATCCAAAAGGTGCTAGCGATAGAACTGAAGCTGATTTAGCCGCAAAACTTGGAGAAATGCGCGGACTTAAAGTTTTAGATATTGCTGGCTCAGTATGGAGAAATATCAGAACCCAAGATGTTAACGCACAGGGGATCTTAATCAATAGATCTTTGAGCGAACGTGTTTGGACTACTTTTGCTGAACTTGACGGTAGAGACACCCATAGGAAAAAGAACTTGAACATCCGAATTAAACAGGCGCAAGATCGCGAGTATCTCGAAACATGCAGAGCTCAGCGTACTTGCATTTGTTATGGTGATGGAAAAGTTCGTACAGGCCCTAATGCCAACTGTCCCTGCCGAGCAGCCGATTACGAAGCAATTAATTGCACTGATGCTGTTTATTATCCAGGAGTGTTTGAAGAAATATTTTACATGATGAGACACACTGGAGCTTTTGCTATAGTTTCTTTTGTAGATTATCACAAAGCTTACCTTTTGGGTAAGAAAGAGGGAAAATGCTGTGATGATGAATCACGGTTCAAATTTACCTCTAAAGGAATTTGGCATGAAGTTAATGGCAATATAGCGCCCTACGTACACGACATTGTTAACACATCAGGTAGAGATGAGTTCTGCTACAAACATAAAGGTGATACCTTCATATTTGAGAAGGTCAAAAGGACGACAAATGGAGATTTGACTTATGTAAGTTACAAGATTACAGTCGTACCTAACGAAATACCTCAAGCTCACTACATTGATAAGTTGCTCATAAACCCCCAATATATGGAAGAAAGTAATGTAACCATAGAAATTGGGCAAGTCATCGCCGAAGGAATTCGTGATTTTCAATATTACGCAAATAAAGCTGTAGTCCAACCAGTCAGACAAATGTCTGCAGCCTTGTGTGATACCATACAGTCGACGATGGAAATGTTCCGCATGACTACCATCTCGGATAAGGAAACAATCGAATACTTGGAGAAAACTGATTCTTACAGGCTGCGCATATGTACAGGCAAACTCTTTGGTCTCATACCATGGAAATTTTCCACATATGTAGTAAAAGCAGAACCTGTCGAACAGTTATTTGCTAATTTCTTATTCCGTAGAGGTCAAGCAGAGGTTATGAGAGTGCTGAAAGCTGCATTCATCAGCTTGACAGCTCCAATTGTTGACGGTCGCCCCGGTCCTAAAGGATGGGGCTTGCGATTAGAACAAGCGAAAAATGTTGAGATCGTCACAATGATTATGGCCCAAAGGATCGGATATGAACTGATCGATACGGTTATGACTACTGAAAGTAAGCAAAAATTGGATGAGTTGTTGAACAATCCTATTAAGTTCAAAACTTATGCTTTCATTACTAACCTATCTTATTTTGTCCCTATTTTGGCTGTGATTTTGGCTTTTATTTACTTGCCTTCTGTCAGAGCACAAGACGAACCTAAACAGGAAACCCCGAATGAGTGGGTTCAAATGTTGATAGTGATTGTCTTGCTCTGTTTTATAAAGGCCTGTTTTGCTAAACCCAAAGTCACTAACCATAGACAGAAAGATCCGACGTGGTATCCAACTGACTGTCTTCACAATGATAAGCTGGCTGATTTGTCTGAAAAAGGACGAGTTGATCCAAAATTTTCAGTCAGTGGTGAAGTCCTATCACAGTTCCCAAACAAATGGGTATGTGATGCTAAAAGTAAAGTTGGCCCAGTGGTCATAGGACCCAGATTGTTAGGTGAAGTTTTTGACAATATTGCCACGCAAAATCATGCTTGTAAGAAGAGTGATGCGGCAGCTGTTAAACGTATGATAGGTCTTAAATCCACCTTCAATCCTGTAGTGATGCGCGATTTTGTAGCTTATGTTAAGAAAATGGAATTCCCTCGTTTTCTTGATACGCTATCACATGCTGGAATGTCCGTGAATTTTGAAGAATGGTTGAGTAGGTTTTCCCTTTCTTATCGTCAAAAGATCATCAGAGAAGCTGAGGATTTAGATGCTTTCTGCCTCCAAAATCGGCGGAATAAGATGCATTCCAAAACTGATGAGCTTAATGTTCCTAATTTCTGTCAGGATGAACGTGAAACAGAGCGCAATAAGATTAAGAAACGTGCGATTGCCGGTCCAAGTGATTGGGAAAAGTACGTTGCTAACCCTATTTGCTATGCTCTATCCAAAGTTTCAGCACTTACGTATCCCCAATACAATGTTGGAAGGAATTATATGCAGACATCGGAAAGAATTGAAGAAATGGAGGAAATTCCTAATGTAGTTTTCTTTGCGGCGGACGGATCCGGATTTGATATGACTCAATACCCTGAGTGTAATCAACTGTGGAATGATTTAGTTTATGAAATACTAAACCACCCAAACGTAAGTTGGGATTCGGATGTTACGATACAGTTGATCATGTACGTTTTAGATAAGAATCTGAAACTAGAAATGACTGCTATGAACGGAGAGTTGAAATTTGAATGTCAAGGCAGAGGTTCTGGCCATGGTTGGACTACCGTAGCTAATACCAATTTGAATAAATGGTATTATAGTTATCTTATGTATAAAGCACAGGTTCCAAATTCCCAATGGGACGGCATTTTCCAGGGTGATGATTCGTTGATGGCTGTCAATGAATATTACCGACCAGATATAGAAGATTGGAAAAATCGACTGTTCCTAGATAGTGACAATGGGACTGCTCATGGACTTGGGCAAATATGTAAGAAAATGGATTGGGGTAGTATCGAAGATATGGAATTTACGTCCTGTCATTTCTATAGGCAGTATGACAATTCCCTTCGCATGGTTCGTATAGCAGGTAGAGTTTTGGTTATGTTTGGATTAAGTACCTCAGTACCCAAACCAGCCAAAAGTAGCGAGTGGACGGATGAGCAGATAGATTCTTGGTTTGATAGAGAAGAAATTAAGAAAGCCATTTGTAAACTCGCTTGGGAGAAACATCTATCGGGATTAGACTGGAGCTTCGGTTTACGAATTTGGCACCTATTGTATGCAAAGATGGGTGAATTGGCGGGTTTTCACGAACTAGATAAACAGTGTGAAGATGAGTTGCGCAAGAAAGATTGGAATTATGATGTTCGTAAATGGACTTGTCGTGATGAAGATCTAGGTGCGTATACTCACTGGTTTTGTGAACGCTATGGAGTCTCGGAGCAAGATATAGTGAGTTTTGAGAATGAAATACTCAATTTGAAAACACTCCGTGATGTCATACGCCATCCTTTGGTAGATAGAATTATAGAGAAAGACTTACCGAGGGAATAATAATATTAGGTTATAACGTTGATGAGCTAACGATAAACTCTGCGGTTGCGTGGTGACCATAACACCACCCTTCGGG